CGAGTATCGCGCCCGACTGTTCCCCCGTCTTTTGGCTAATGTGAGAGGAGTTTCAGCGTGAATGCTTTGGCAACTAAACCCGCTGCACAGGTCTGGCTGAATGAGAACACCGCAAAGCGGGGCGTTCAGATCGGGTCAAAAACGCTGGCGATCAGCAAGTCGCTCCCCAACTCGGAAGCCGACGAACGGCTGGTACTAGGTAGCATCCTGGCAGCAGGTATCATCGGCAAGGGGAATGAGTATTTCCGCCGGGTCAGCAGCCAGTTAAACCACACCGACTTTTTCAGTCTGAAGCACGGTTACATCTGGCGGGCGATGGAAGAGGTCATCGAACAGGGCGATCAGATAGACGCCAAGACCGTAGCGGCACAACTGCGAAACCACACCACGAAAAACAACCGCACGCTGCTCCAAGAAATCGGCGGCGATCCGCTGCTGGTAGAACTAGCAAACCATAGCGGGCCGAACCTGGAAAGCTATGCCCGCACGTTGCAGCGCTTCTCAGTCGGTCGGGAGATGCTGGTAGCGTCCATGAAGCTGGCTGAATTATCGGGCAGGGTAGGCAACCTGACCGTGGATGAATGCACGACCGCGCTGACACAATCCATTCGCGAGTCGCAGGTCAAACTCATGGCGCTCAGTGACCGTCAAACCTATGACGTGAGTGCCAATCTGGACAAGTACATTGCCAGCGTGGAAGCGCGGTTTAATGCCGACTACAAGCCGGGTTTAAGCACAGGCTTTGCTGGGTTGGATAAGTCGTTGCTGGGACTGCGTAAGCGCAAGCTGTACTTGTTTGGAGCGCCGCCGGGGTGGGGAAAGACGGCGCTTATGCTCAATCTGGTCACGAACATCCTACGGCGCGGCGGGCGGGTGCTGTTTATCTCCCTCGAAATGAGCGCGGATGAGATGATGGATCGCCTGATCTGTCAGTTAGGCATGATCGATGGCACGACTTACCAGACCGGCGGCAAGCAGAATGAGCGCGATCTAGCCGCTATTCGCCGGGGTATGCACGAATTGCAGCGCCTGACCGATGGCAACCGCTTTATCATCGAAAGCATGAGCCAGCCAACCATCGAGCAGATTGAAGCCAAGCTGGTACAGCATCAGCTTTCGCCCGGTTATGACGTGGTGTTTATTGACTACGTGATGACTTCGACCATCTCCGACGGCGGGCGTTTTCGGGATAACGAACGCCTGCATATGCAGCATGTTTACAGCACGCTGGATCGCCTTAAGAAAGACTATGACGTGCCGATTTGGGCCGCAACGCAGATGAATAAGGGGTGGGCTACCCGCAAGGGACGTAAGCCAGAGATGGAAGATCTGTACTTCGGTAGCATCGGCAAGATGGCTGCTGATGTGATCGCCTTTTTGTACCAGGAACGCTATGTCACCAGCGAACCGGACAACATGAATGCAGAGATTATCCTTCGCAAGAATCGTTCCGGCCCGATTGACCGTAGCACAACCATTGAACTGGACTGGCAACCAGAGTTCCAGCTATTCAGCGATGCCATGTCGAATGCCGTACCAGGCGCTCCAGGCGGGTATCAGCTTGGAGGTATTCAATGACCCCGGTCGATGAAATCAAGGCACGGATCGACATCGTTTCGTATATTCAAAAGGGTGTCAGTCTCAAAAAGGCAGGGCGGCTGTACAAGGCGTGTTGCCCGTTCCATGCCGAGAAAACCCCCAGCTTCACCGTAGACCCGGAACGCGGCACCTGGCACTGCTTCGGAGCCTGCAACACCGGCGGCGATGTGTTCAGCTTTGCCATGAAGCAACACGGTTGGAGTTTCCCTGAAGCGCTGGAAGCCTTAGGCAAAGAGGCGGGCGTAGATGTACGTAGCCAGAGTCCGCGCCAGAAGGCCGCTGAAGCGCAGCTGGATAAACTGCGGGGCATTTTGTCGGAAGCAGCGACATGGTACCACGCCCAGCTTCTGAGCGAGCATCCGCTGGCGCAGGAAACCCGACGCTACCTGACCGATGAGCGCGGCCTGTCCCTGGAAACCATCACCGCGTGGCAACTCGGTTATGCCTTGCCGGGGTGGTCGAACTGGCTGGATGAGGCGACAAAACTAGGCTACAGCCGGGAAGATCTGATGGCGGCTGGACTGGTTAGTAAGAACGAAACGCGCCACTATGACCGCTTCCGCCATCGCCTCATGATCCCAATCCAGGACGAACGGGGCAGGGTGGTGGGCTTCGGAGCGCGGTCACTCGACCCGGCAGACGAACCGAAGTACCTGAACTCGCCTGAGGGCATTCTCTTTGCCAAGTCGAAGCTGCTCTTTGGTCTGCACGCGGCACGGGAAGCTATTCGCAGCAGCAATAGCGCGGTCATCGTCGAGGGCTACATGGATGTTATCCAGGCGCATCAGGCGGGCCATCGCAACGTGGTCGCTCAAATGGGGACGGCCCTGACACCTGAGCAAGCCCATCAGCTTCGCGGCGCGGGGCAGATCATCATTGCCCTGGATGGTGATGCAGCGGGTCAAACCGCGACTCGGCGTAGTCTGGAGATCATGGTGCAGGTCAACCGCGATATTCGGGTGATGACCTTGCCGGAGGGCGTAGACCCCGATGACGCCATTCGGGAAGGGCAGTGGACGGGGTTGATCGACCAGGCCGAACCGGTGACAAACTGGCTGATTGCCCGTGCGGTTGAGAGTTTACCCGCCAATGCCAGTCCGCACCAGCGCTTGGACGTGGCGAAATCGCTCATCCCGGTACTCCTGAAAGCCGAGAGTGACGTGATCCGCCATGACGCGGTGCAGACTCTCGCCATGCGTCTATCCCTGCCGGTTGCTCAGGTTTTGGAGATGCCAGAGATGTCCCCCGCACCGGAAATTAGGCTGGTGAAAAAGCCGGAGACGCTACCGAAATCCGGCATTGAACTCAACATCCTGCGGACGCTGATCGAAGCCCCGGCGCTGCTCAATTTTGTGAACCAGGTCTTGGCTTCCATGACGCTCTTGCCACTCACACCAACCGACTTCCCGCAATCCGGGCGGCTGGCTGAAACGGTACTCACAGGGCAATTGCGGGTAGGGGAGGTCGAAGGGTGGGAGATGCTGGAACGCTACGGTCTGTTACTGGAAAAGCGCCCGCTGGTGTCACAGGTTTGTCAGCTGCGCCTCAATCGCCTTACCAGCGAAGTGGATAGCCTGCTGGCGCTGGACGATCTGGATCAAGGCATGGCGCGGCTTAAGCTCAAGGCGATCCTGCAAGAGTACATGCAGCGCATTGCGTCCTAGCCGTAAGTGTGAGTATGTAGTATAATCTTGTGTAGGCGGCCTCCAACGCCTGAAGTGGGAGTGAAGCTCTAGTCACCGAACCGCAAACTTTGTTGGGCTAGAGCTTCTCTTTATGCTTGCTAAAAGTGATATTGTAATGTATTATAAACAGGACGATAGAACTTTAACTATGAAGGGCAAGTAATGCACCTACTCCCCGCCGCAATTTCCAATGCACCGCCGATGATTGGCGCGTGGCCGCTTGACTCCGTCCAGTGCTGCGACGCGCTCAATCTGCTGCGCGGCCTGCCCGCTGGCAGTGTAGACGCAATTATTACTGACCCGCCGTACAACATGACAAACCTAGTTTTTGAGCAGGCTATCGACTGGAAAGAGTTTTGGCTGCAGGTGCGCCGCGTTTCCAAGTCAACACGCAGTCCCGCGATTCTATTCAGTATGCAGCCGTTCACCACTGACTTGATTGTCAGTAATCGAAAAGGATGGCGGGATGAAATCGTGTGGCATAAAACTATGCCAGTCGGGTTCCTCAATGCTAACCGCCGTCCACTGGAATGTCATGAATTGATTGAAATATTTGCCGACAATGAGCCGGAATACTTCCCGCAAATGGAAACTAGCAATGTTATTCGTTCCGGGTCTATACCCTCAGGAAAGGCAGATCACTACGGCAAACACGAACGCAAGGGTTCTTATCAGGATACCGGGGCGCGTTTTCCGCGTTCGGTGTGGACTTTCGCGCAACGGAATACCGCGTTTCAGAACACAGAAACGCTGCACCCTACTCAAAAACCGCTTCTATTACTGGAACGATTGATCGAAACATACACTCGACCGGGTTGGCTCATCCTTGACCCATTCATGGGTTCCGGTACCACCATAGTCGCCGCCCGCAATCTCGGTCGCCGTTTCATCGGTTGCGATCTGTCCTCTGATTATGTTGCCATTGCCCAGCGACGACTGGCAGAACCGTACACGCTCAATTTCATAACACAGTTGGAACAAAAGGAAATGGCGGTTTAATGGAACCCATCGCCCAATTTGCAGCAGACATCAGCGCCCGCTTGCAACCCTTCCAGCTTCTAGCCAAGGCGGTTGCAGCGGGGCAGATCACCGAAGATCAAGCGCGGTCGGTCATGATCTCCAGTCTGAACCAATCCATGTCCGTCATTGATGACGTAGTGCGCTACTTGCGGCCAGGGCGGCGGCAGGTTGGCTACGTCCCCGCCAGTTACGCCCACGGGCGAATCAATGCCCGCATTCGGTTTATTACGGGCCAACACTGCCGGAGCGGGGTGTTGTTCCTGAAGTCCTATCGCATCGCGCAGTCAGCACCCGCTTTGAAAGGAGTGTTTTTATGCAAAAGGAATTCAGCCTAGAGTTGCAATCCGAATCTATAGCCGATCAGATGGCAAAAGATGCAACGCGGCTTCGCAAATTCTTGCAAGCCCAACGGCAGGATTTGCACTTAGCCCGCTTACGCCTTATTGCTCAGATTGAGGTGGACTATAACTACGCCTATCCAGAACTGGCACGGTTTCGCCGGGGGCGTAGTGCTTCAGCCTGTATCGGTGATTTTCTGGCTAGGCGGGAGTGCGATCTGTAATTAGCAGGTTTGCTGTTTTGATTAGTGAGAAGTGATGCTATACTGTATGTCACAGAACGCCAGTTCTGGGAAAGGTGGTAGATGAAATCCCGTTCCAGCAAAATCAACCGACATAAAGCGCGGGTCGAGCGTAAGGCCGCAGCGCGGCGGGCCTTCCACAAGGAACGCCGTGCGGGGAAGAAGACTGTACCTGCACATCTGCGTAACCAGAACCGGGGCAGTGCACTGGGCTTCGCTGCGATGCTGGCACAGCTTGGTCAGATTCGGCGTCGTGGTCAGTCGGAGTAAGCGTATAGAGAAGGGTAGGGGTCAACGTGAAATGGGAAGAGGTGCTGTACCGTGAGGGGCAGCGGGTCATTCTGGATGCAAATGAATTCCATCGGCTCTTTCCAGAGATCGAAACCAGACCGGAAGTTCGCGGATACTACGCCACGATTGCCGAAAACTGTTGGTATGACAGTCCTTACGTGGAAGTGTCGATCAATGGGCTGGACGTGCGGGTGGTCGTAGACGCGGGCTACATCATTCACGAAGACCTGATTTCAGGCAATTTTGATAGCGGCACCCCGGTTTAGCAAGGAGGTATGGTATGGCACCTGTAACCTGGTTGGTTGAACGCCGTGTGACCTATGAAGACACTGACGGTCTGGAACAGCACCGTTGGGACGCAATCGCGGGCATGGCTTACCCGACTGAGAAGGAAGCTCAGGACGCGGCGCGGCTGCTGAGTTTGCAGCGGGATCAGGTTAACACACCGTTCCGCTGGCGCAGCAGTGCCAAAACTGACAAGCCAAATGAGCCGGCACAGGCATACCACTACCTCTACGGTCAACTCTGGTCAGACGGCGGGCAGGGTAGTCCCGTGCGGCTGGTTCGCTATGCGCCCGAGTAACCCAACGAAGTCGATCAAGCCTACCGCTACCACGTTGAAGTGCAGGTCAAGCCGGGGGAATGGCGGATAGTGCCAGATAGCGAAAACCTGATAGACTATGAGGACGCGATTGACGCAGCTATCTCCCTGGCGAACCAGGACAAACACGCCCGCCCGCATCGTGTGAGCGTGGATGGTGCTGCGACTCTGCTACCAGTCGTCTATGCCAAGGGCAACCAGCGCCAGCCTGACCTGGACTTGTTCGAGGCCATTCTACTGGTCGAAACCGAGAGCATCCCGGATAAGCTGGATGCTGAACTAATCGGCGCGGGGATTATGAAGTTAATCGCCCGCTATTGCGCGGTCTACGATTTCAACTTCGATGAAGTCCTGGACGCGATGAAGGAAAAAGTGTGACCTCAACTGTCAAACCAGCAAACAGCCGCTTTTACATGGCGGATACGCCGCTCATCATGGAGCGTATCGAGGCTGTGACCACTTGGCTGGAACAGCAAATGGAGCGGTATGCCGCCATGACCGAAAACATGGCGGCGGGCTACTGGTTCCCGGCGCTGCGAGACAAAGTGACGGGCAAGCCGGAGCGCTCCAACGTGGTCAGTCAGATTATCTTGAGCACGGCCCGCGATGTGGGCAAGGATCGCATCACCAAGGCGCAGCTGGAACGCTATTTGTCGGATTACCATCTGGTGGTCGAAGCGCCTGACTATGACTCTACAGCGGACGTGTGTGTCTATATCACGGAAGCGACAGCGGACGCGATAGGGGTGCTGGTGCAAGAGTTCCAGCGCCTGCTCCCGGATGTCGAGTGGTACAGCAGGCGCAACCGCAAGGCTCCCAAGTACCGCATGATAATCAGCATCGCTATCCAGCACGTTTGGGAGCGCATTCAGGAAGCGTAAGCGGGGCAGGGGTAAAACTCTGCCTTTTCCTGCGACGAATTAAAAGTTATACTATATAGTATAGTCAGAAAGGGGTGAACCATGAGCCGCAAAATAAAGGCGTTAACTATCTGGCAACCGTGGGCTTCTCTGGTGGCGTTAGGCGAGAAGCAATATGAAACACGCGATTGGAAGACTTCCTATCGCGGTCTGATCGCTATCCATGCGGCGGCCCGGAAGCCGACCAGTAACGATTTTTGGCACATGCAAAACGTGCTAGGTGCCACGCTGGAAGAACACGGTTTACCCGATGATCCGCGTTTGTTGCCACAGCGGGCCATGTTGTGTGTCGGGCGGCTGGTGGATTGCATCCCGACTGAGCGCGTCATGGAAACCATGCTGTATTCCAGTCGGGAATACATGTTCGGCAACTTCCAGCTCGGTCGCTTTGCCTGGAAGATTGAGATGGTACATCGATTTGAAACGCCTATTCCGGTTAGCGGGCAACAGGGGCTATGGAACTGGGTGGTACCTGAATCGATCTGGCAGCCTGAATGGGAGAAGGGAAGTGTGACCTATGCCTAACATCATCGAACACCGGCACTTGGAAACCGACAAGCTGCTAGATGAGCATCATGCCAATGTCATGCCGCGCCAGAGTGTCCGTATCTTTGGCAAGCATACTGTGTCTGAACCCGTGCCGTTTGACCTGGTATTTGTTGTCGGGGACAAGGCGGTACATGGAAGCTGGAACCTCATCTACGTGGGTGAAATCACCAGCATCACCGCAAAGACCGTGACGATTAAGCCAGCCTACAGCGGCAAGGCCACTCGCCTGACTCTGGCGCGGTTTATCGAACTAAACTGGGACTATGACGCGGAACGCATCGCCCGCCATAACGAGTTGATCGGGGCAGGGCTGTGATTACTGCCACCGATTTCTTTTGCGGGGCAGGGGGGAGTAGCACCGGCTTGGTAGAGGCTGGTTTTGAAGTGCGTCATGCCGCAAATCACTGGGCGCGTGCCATCGAAACACACCAGACCAACCATCCGCAAACAGAACACAGCATTGACGATCTTCAGGAGGCGCATCCGTCCTGGTATCCGCGTACTGATGTGGCATGGTTTTCGCCCAGCTGCACCTCTCATAGTCTGGCAAAGGGGCGCAAGCGCAAAGGCGCTTCGCAGCTGGACTTGTGGGGAGAAAGCGTGCTTACCCCCGATGAAATCCGCAGTCGTGCCACTATGCGAGAAGTGGTCGAGTTTACCGCCTATCATCAATACGAAGCGGTCATTGTTGAGAATGTAGTAGACATTCGCTATTGGGAATACTATGACCAGTGGCTAACGGCCATGCGAAATCTTGGCTATGAGCACCGCATTTGCTATTTCAATAGCCAGTTTTTTGGCGTTCCGCAGAGTCGGGATCGTTTCTACGCGGTGTTCTGGAAGCGTGGCAACAAAGCGCCCGATCTGGACTTTCGCCCGCTGGCGAATTGCTCCAAGCATGGGACTGTTAAAGCTATTCAAAGCTTTAAGAAATCAGATTTCCCCTGGGGACGTTATGGCACCCGGCGGCAGTATGTCTATCGTTGCCCGCAGTGCGGCGAAGAAATTAAGCCCGGTCATACCGCGGCAGCCAGCATCATTGACTGGTCACTGGAATGCCCGCGCATTGGAGACCGTGAAAAACCACTGAAGCCTCGCACGATGGAACGCGTTCTGGCCGGTCTGAAAAAATTCGGCGGTCATGTGCTCGATCTAGGACACCTGCACGCCGAACACCCCGGCAAGGTCTCATCGCTGGACGGGGTTCTGCACACCATCACCAGTCAGCAAACGCTGGCCTTGGTGCCACCGTTCCTGACTTCCCAGCACGATGGGCGCAATCCTTTGAGGACGGTTGATGACCCGCTGTGGTGTGTCACCAGCATGAACAATGAACAGCAACTTTGTGTGCCGCCGTTTATGACGGTTATGAAAAACAGTGCCAAAGACGGTTACAACCAGCCGAGTATTGGCGTTGATGAACCACTGACTACGGTGGTTGCCAGCGCCAGCCAGCATGGACTGGTGATGCCTCCATTCCTGGCGGAATTACGGCAGAATTCGACGGTTCGCAACGTGGATGAGCCTCTATCTACAATTACGTCAACCGGGGCGCATCATGCGCTGATTATGGCCTATTATGGCAATCAGCCCACCTACGCCCGTACCAGTGAACCATTGCCGACTCTGACGACGGTGGATCGTCACGCGCTGATTACCCCTGAGGAAATGCTACCGGATTGCGGCTTCCGGATGCTGGTACCGCAGGAACTTAAGCTGGCTATGAGCTTTCCTCAAAGTTACATCATCACTGGGAACAAGTCCGAGCAGGTCAAGCAAATTGGCAACGCTGTAACACCGGAAGTTGCTAAATGGCTTGGTCGGCAAGTAATGGAGAGTCTTCAATGAAACGCTGCGTTGCTATTCCCTTGACCGCTGTCCTGCTGTTGCTAGTCGCCTTGATCTACCTGGGCGGCCTCTCGTTTTTGCGGCCTGTCTATGACGGGTTGCGGCATACTCGAATCTGGCTTGTTCGCTGATCGGTTTTTCTAAAGGAGTTAATGATGGAAACCAAGCTTATTACGCAGGTTTGGACAATCGTTGCATCAAAGCCTTTGCCAGATGGCACGCTTTGGTCAGAAATGCGCCGACCGCAAGATTGGGGTGATCCCAAATGGACACACCGCGTGTTTGCCTACGTCAAAGACGAATACTCACAAGGTGTTCACTGCTGGGTTGATGTGCCAATGTCAGAGACTGAAATGATTGAATTATTCAGGCCGCTCATTACTCAGGTTTTTATTCCTGGTACACCTGTTTGGTTATGCGGAGCAGAATTTATGGACGAAGATGATTTTTGGGACGAAAAGTGGGGAGACATGCCCCCATTTTACCCTGACGGAGATGAACATGATGAGGGGTGGTAGCAATATTTTACTATTTGATTGATTTGCTTACTGAATGTATTGCTGATTGTCTTTACCCCGCCGGATAGCGCTCAATCGAGCCTACCCACTGCGCCAGGGTATCCAGCAACGCGGCTGGCACCTGCACGTAGACGCAACCCTTGGACGGCGCGGGCAGCACAATCGTATCCGGCGTGTTGTCCGCAACCAGATTGAAACTGATCCCATCCACGTCAATCCAGCCCTTGACCTGTCCATTTTCCACGTACATCCAGCCCTGCACTGGCTTCAGCCAGACATCCACCGGCGTGCCTTTGACCAGTGAGCCAACGGTGTCCCACTTTTCACCCGGCCCCTGACGTACAGGCCGCCGAACGCCTGCAAAGGTCAAGCTGCGACGTACTGGCGTGCCGCTAGGCTTGTCTACAGGCTTGTAGCGGTATGACCATCCACTGATGCACACCCAACCCGCCCGCTGACCTTTGTCCGTGACGTAATCACACCATACCCACGCCTGTTTAGAACTATCCGTGACGACCTGCTGCGTGTAGAGGTTGACCTCGGTGCTGACTGGGATTTCTTCGAGTACCCGGTAAGAGATAGACGGGCCGTTTCGCAGCGTTCGAGCCGCCTTGTTGATAACCCCCATTGAATCTCCAAGGGGTACAGGTGAGGGGTAGGGCAGTGGTGCGGTTCCGGGCTTGGTTTCAGGAGGCTTCGGTGGCACGGGGAGCAACGCCGCAAAGCCGCCGTTTTTAGCAGTGAAGGTCATCTGATCGAGGAAGTCAGGATCGTTAGAGGAATCCATGCCAGGGAAGTCGGCATGACCATGACCGAAGTAGCACACTCCGACGACCCGCCCGCTGGCAACGTAGGGCTTCAGGTAGGTCTGGAAGCTGGTGTACAGCCGCCGTACCGCGTCCCGGCTATCCTTGAATCCATAGAGCGGGGACTTGTAGCCATCGCCTCTGCCACCGCCTTTATCAAAGCCCCATTCCGTGACGATGACCTTGATATTGTTGAAGCCATTGGCGCGGCAATACTCATCCAGTTCCTTGAGCGTGTCCCCGTCTTCGTAAGGCAGTGTGGGGTGTACGTAGAGGTGCAGGCCAATATACACGTCGGGCAGTTCATTCGCCCGTCGCAGCGCCTCATGGTAAAACTTCCAGCGCCCTTTCGCGGGCTGGTGGAAAACAAAGTTAAAAAGAACACTTGCCGTCTTTTTAGGGGTGGTCGCCAGCGGGGCAATCAGATCGAGGTACTTGAGCGTCCACTCGATCAGACGCTCTTCCTGCCAGCGGTCATTGTCGTCGTTAGGAGGTGCCGGTTCGTTGTGGACGTTCAGGATCAGGCCGTTACGACCGAACTCGCCAAAGGCATTGAGGAAGTCCTCTGGCGAGACAATCCAGCGTTTCTTAGCCGCCACGTCCGCAGGGGACAGCGGCGGCATGTGCATCTGGCCTTCGTTGCGGTCTTTGAGGTAGACCCGCGCTACCGCGTAGTCAGGGGCAAGCTCCCGCCGCCAGTCGTGGATCACAGACAGATCGTTAGGGTTGTGAACCACGAACGTATGCGCCGCGCTTTGCATGTCCTTGTAGAGCTGCTTTACGGGCTCTTTGTTCTGGAGCAGTGCAACTTCGATGTTGCCCCCGACGACGCTTCGAGTCATGGATGCCTCGTTAGACTAACCGACGACCGTAGACCGCTGGACGCGTTGTGGTGTGCGGGCAAAACCGACAATAGGCATGTTCTTACTGTTTGCCCACCGGTAAAGACCTTGATTGCTGGCGTAGCTAACATAAAGGCCAGCAAAGACCGGAGACAATGCCACGATTACTTGGAACAAGGTATCCAGCTGCGGAGCCAGTCCGAAGACACCAGCCAGCCAGGTCAGCACACTCAAGAGCATCGCAACCGCAAGGTTTAATTGGTCGCCACTGAAGCCGTCCAGGAATGGAAGCCGCTTCACAACACTCACAATGGGCATGGTCACAGGGCTGGCGATAGCACCGGCGAACACGGACAGCAGCAGCGCAATCAGCCCATCAGCCACCGTTTCCGGGGTAGGCGGGGTGAATACAGCCACCGGTTCCACAGGCGCGTCCTGTGACTGCGCCAGCGCCAGGAACGGCACAGCAAACAGGATCACCAGCAAGGCCGCCAATAACAAACGTTTCACGGGAGACTCCTTTCTAATTGAGCGAAGGTGCGCCCAATGCAATCACATCATCAATGGAGCGGGGTAGCACTGGCATCGGGCCAGTCGGCGGGTCTACCAGCGGGTCACTGAGCGGGCCAGTATCGCCGCTAGGAGGTAGGCGGTTACGGATAATCCTCAGTTCCCGCAGGACTTCCTCAAAGAGTTCGTTGCGCTTCCCGGTTGGGTTCCGAATCTCGGAGAGGATGGTTTCGATAAGTTGCTGCTGTGCCTGAGTATCTGGCAGTCGCTTAATGTCCTTGACGACTGCTTCAACCAGGTTATGCACCGTGTCGGTTTTGGTATCTAGCGAAGTCACAGCGGTCTGCATGGTGGTAAGGGTGCCACCTTGCGTCTTGAGCGCCCCGGATAGCTGGCCGAGAGTATCTGAAATCGTAGAAAGCGCGTCTACTGCCTTGCCTAGATGCTTTCCTTGTTCGGCGTTCTGTTCGAGGAGCGATTGGTTGAGTTGCTGCTGACCTTTGAGGAGTTCCAGTTGCGTCTTGACCTGCTCAAGCTCGCGTTTAGCGTCGGTCAGATCGACCTCAGCTTGTGTGTCAACTTCCTTGCGATGGCTATCAATCTTGGACTCGACCCACTTGGAGAACAACCCTTTACCTCCTACGCCTAAGACCGTTAATGCGATAGAGCCAGCGATGAAGATAAGAAGGTTTTCCCACGTCTGAGGAAGTCCGTAGGCTACGTCGTCACTGATCTGTGCCGCTGCCGCTGGGGAAATTGACAGCAGTGCTAACAGCAGGATCAGTAGAATAGTCGTGATGTAGTGAACTCGCATATTGCACTCCCTCAATAATTAACGACTATAGCACAAATATTCTATCGCTCAATGAACTCTTTGTGTTTTCCTACGTATTTAATCAATTTTGGGGCATTGACAACTATTCAGTTATGGATACAATAGTTATAAGTGATGAGATATAGTATAGAGAAAGCCAGACAGCAATGAGCAACCACATGGACACGCAGGAAGCGATTGAAACCATTTTGAACTGCGTTCCTAGAGCGAACTGGCTTAAGGGAGGGAACCTGTCGGCAAACCTGATGCGTCGGTATTACCGGGATGGCAAGATTAACGCTGGCGATTTTGCCCGCGCTGCTGATCGCGCTCGTGAGCGTGGCAACGAACAGCTTGCCCGTTCAGTCTGGGGAGTGTTCAACCATCACCTAGCGGAGGATTAATCCGCTCGTAAGTTTTCCATCCCCGCTGGCAGGGCGGGGTGAACCCGGCGTAGTAAGCGTCCGGCTCTGCCTTTTAACAACTTGATCTTGTGAAGGTTGCCCATGAAACCTGTGGCGACAGTCCCCCGATCTCCCCCTGAAGTGTGACATTCATGGGCAACCTCGGCAGGATCAATCAACATATACGAAAGGGGGGTTTCGATGTCCAGTTATAATGAGTGGCGTACTCAGTCGGGCAAGAATGACCGTCGCCCACGCAACAAGAAATTTACCGGGAAGAAGTCGGGCAAGTCGCAGCGCCGCTAGTCGGCTCCAGTCACGTTTTGATTACTTTACGAGGACGACTCATGAACGCAGATCAGCAAGCAGCACTTCGCCAGCAATACGCAGCGCCCGACCTATCCACCGTATCGGCAGAAGTTGCGGAGTACATCCAGCGACTTGAGCAGGGCGTTAGGGATCTATCGCGTGTACGTGATGTGTATGCGGATTCATCTTGGAATTACGGAGAAGGTCTAGGCAAGATTGCAAAGACAATCAAGAAGCTGAACCTACCGCCGCCGGGGACTGAACACGCCACTGAGAAGGAAGCGACCTATGCCACATGTCTTGGTGCTATCGAGCGGGACATTGCTCGTCTTTTGAATTGGCCGCCGTTCGATACGGAGGCTGAAATCACGCTCGAAGTCACATCCGATCTGGATGCCAGTATTGAGCAAGCCCGCGCTGCGAACAAAGCTGCCGGTGTAGCCTCGGTCAGCCTTGAAGGTGAAAAGTGGATTTCTGAGGCAATTGTGGGAACTCCAATCCAAGTTCCTCGCAGTTGGGCAGATGGGGTTATTGACCCGCCGTTCAAGCCGTCTGACGATGACAAGGATGAAACCGCTGAATGAACCACCTTCCACCAATTGCCTACACGCTCTCGCCAGAGTACCACGCACTTGCCATCGCAGGTCGGCTACCAGCGGAGCCGACACGCGCTCATCACTACGACGCGGGCATTGACCTATGGTGTGTGCGCTACGATGGCGATACGATTGACTCGGACGCGGGGCGCATAGCTGGCGATCGCAGCAAAGCGCCGGTGTACCTGGAACCCGGCAAGATGCTCACGATTGAAACCGGCCTTGCTCTCGTCATTCCGAAGGGGTGGGTAGGGCTGGTGAAAGATCGGTCGTCGGTTGCCAAGTCGGGACTGCATGTCATCGGCGGGGTAGTAGACTGTGGGTATCGAGGGACGATCAAGGTGCTGCTGACCAACTTGTTAAACCGAAGCGTGGATGTGCAGTACATCGTGTTCCAGCACAAGGCTTGCGCTCAACTGGTCATTGTCCCGTGTGCGATTAACCCGCTGGTGCAAGTGGAGTCGCTGGATGAGACTGAGCGCGGGGCAGGTGGGTTTGGTTCGAGTGATAAGGTTAACAAGGAGTAAAAGCATGTCAGACACTAACGACCTTAACAATCTCCCGTTTGTTATGACCAATTGGCACGATCAGACCCCCGATGTACGCGGCGGTTCTTTCAACTACAAAACAGGTCAGTACGACTATATTGACCTGGGGAAGCTCACGGATGAGCAACTGATGGACTACATGCCGCAAGACATCAGCGTGCAACAGATCTTCCAGATTCACCGCAAGTTGGGTCTGTCCTCTCTGGAAGCCATGATTAAGGCGCTGATGGCCTACCTGGGTAAGACCGAATGAGCGCAAGCCTAGAAGAAATACAGCGCCAGATTAAAGCTTTGCAAGCGGAGATCAACGCTGATGTGAAACGGGTGATAAACCCTAAACACAAGCAGCTTGATGGCTTACAGAGTCAGCTACGTGCCGCAAATATGGAAGCATATTTTAACCTCTTTCCTGAAAAGAGGATTGCGGTTGACGATAAAATCTTGGTTACGGATGAGTTTAACCATCTCATGCAAAAGCGTGGTACATGGGGATCGCCAGCGAACACTGAAGGGGTGATTTTTTGGATCTATGACACTGAAAGTATTCTGGTTAAAACCAAGGAGGGGCCTGTGAGCATCCCGCTTGATCTTGCCATTCGTATGCGTCAGGCGTGGCTAGATAAGGAGTCTTCCAAGTGAGCATTAGATTGAGCGAACGCGATACCCAGTTGATTAAGCAAGGCTTGTCATGGTTTCAGCACGCAGCTGTGCCACGGAATCAATCCCTGTCTACTTACGGTATCAACTCGGCACTTCAATCGCCATTTAAGTATGTGCAAATTCTTCCTGGTTGGCAAAAGTACCGCTGGCGCATTGAGATTTGTTTTGCGCTGGATCGTGCCATGAAATCTGAATGGCAAGATGGCGATCTGGAAGGTTTACGCGATTTGATAGTCAGCATGGGTTATCAAATCATCGAAACCCATTCGTCAAATACAACGGTAATTTTCAGCCTAAAACAGTATGTGAGCCGAAGTGTTTGCCGCTCTGTTTACCAGCGCGATTTGAACGGTGGCTATACAAACTTGGCTTTGCCCGCTGGTTGGATGGCTTAGATAGATTTGATGCAAGCGGCGGG